GAAACATAAGATCATAGACAAGTGGGTACAGTCTGGATCTGAAGGTTCATTAACTTTTATTGTGTTTCGTGGTGATTGTAAAATGGCATGGTTCATTGATGGACAGGACGTAAGAGATGCCAAGGTTGCAGCAATTAATAACAGGTACATGTCCAATGAGAAGTTCTATCATATAGATGTTAATGATGCTAATTTAATTAATATGGAGAGTTTAGCAAATACAGATGAGTTTATAAATTCAAAATACCCAGCATGAAATGGATGCTTATTTTAGCACTTGTTCCTCTGGTATCATGGATAATAATGTTGTTTGTTACCTTCATTTTAAAGATACACACAGAAGACCTGTGCTTTCATAGTGGCTTTGGGATATGGTTATCTTCTTTACTTACAGCTTACGGGTTCTTTCTGTATAATATAATGAGAGGTTAATATGATAAATCTTACTGAAGAAGCTAATGAGCACCTGTCACGTATAGTCAGGGATCAGGATGTTAAAGGCATACAGCTTGGGGTGAAGGGTGGTGGTTGTGCTGGCTTCACCTATGAGTGGGACACATTGAATGATATTCCTGAGAAGCATACTGTAATATCATTGCTTGACGGTAATTTATATGTTAGACCAGAGGCTATGATGTTTCTATTGGGTGTAACTATAGACTATACTGATGACATCAATGGTTCATACATCGTATTTAAAAATCCCAATGCTACATCTCAGTGTGGTTGTGGAGAAAGTTTCGGAGTATGAATGTAGTATTAGATATTGAAACAGATTCTTTGGATGCACAGAAGATCCATTGCATTGTAGCGAAGGATCTTTCTACATCTCAGGTACACGTATGGGATCAGGACAACCTTGATAAGTTCAAGCCTTGGTCTGAGACTGTGAATAATTTTATTATGCACAACGGAGTATCTTTTGATGCCCCCATCCTGAATAGATTACTTGGAACAAATATAAAATTAAAGCAGATCAAAGATACATTGATAATGTCACAGTTGTTTGCTCCAGTAAGAGATGATGGGCATAGTTTAGCTGCATGGGGAAAAAGATTAAAGTTCCCCAAGATGGAATGTGATAATTATTCTGAATACACAGAGGATATGTTAGAGTATTGCAAGAATGATGTGCTTCTAACTGAGAAAGTGTATGACTGTTTAAACAATGAGGGTAAAGATTTTTCCTCCTATGCTATTGATTTAGAACATAATATCAGAGCTATTCTGGATCAACAGGAGAAGAATGGTTTTGCCTTGGATATACAAAAAACTATAGGACTTCTAGGGAGGTTATCAGATGAGGCACAGGAATTAACAGAGTGGTCTTTGCAAGAGTTCTCTCCCACTAAGATCCTTTTAAAGACAAAGACCAAGATGATTCCATTCAACATAGCAAGCAGACAACAGATTGCAGCCCGTCTAAAGAAGAGGGGGTGGAAGCCAAAACAATTCACACCTAAATCAGAGCAACCCATGATCAATGAAGAGATTCTAAATAAAATTGACATGGAAGAGGCCAAGAAATTCTCACGGTTTTTTCTTCTGCAAAAAAGAATAGCTCAGATACAGGGGTGGATAGATGCCTATGATGACACGACAGGGAGAGTACATGGCAGAGTGCTAACTCTGAAAACTATCACTGGACGTATGGCACACATGTCTCCCAACATGGCAAATGTCCCGGCTGTGAGATCTCCCTTTGGAGAAGAGTGTAGAGCCTGTTGGACAGTTGGTAATCCTCATACACATTCTCTGGTGGGAACAGATGCCTCTGGTCTGGAACTCAGATGTTTGGCTCATCTCATGAAGGATGAAGAGTTCACCAATGAACTTGTGAACGGAGATATTCACACAAGAAATATGAAGATGGCTGGAATAACAGACAGAGATCAATGTAAAACTTTTATTTATGCTTGGCTGTATGGAGCACAGGCTTATAAGATAGGGCAAATAGTAGGAGTGGGGAAAGCACAGGCACAAATTCTTATCAATAGATTTCTAGGGAATATGCCAGCCTTGAAAAAGATCCGTAATGACACCTTGGAGAAGGCACAGCAGGGTATAATTGAAGGAGTGGATGGAAGGAGCCTCTATATCAGAAGCCCTCACAGTGCTCTTAATACTCTCATACAGGGGGCAGGAGCTGTGGTGTGTAAGGATTGGTTGGTGAACATGACACTACGAGTTAAACAAGCTGGTCTGGATGTCAAGCTGGTAGCTTCCATTCATGATGAGTATCAGTTTGAGGTTGCCAAGAAAGACGTGAAGAAGTTTGGTAAGATAACCAAGGAAGCTATTCAATACACAGAGAAAAAACTAGAATTTAATTGTCCTTTAGATAGTACATGGAAAGAAGGAGAGACATGGGCTGAGACACATTAAGAAAGTTCTTGACATTTTTAATTAGATATGTCATAATATATTTTCAATCAAATAAGGAGTAAAAAAATGAGTGTTATTTCTGGAAAAGCGTACTGGGCGCACGTTGTTGTCCCTAATACAAGATGGAATAGTGATGGAGTTTGGTCCATTGATGTGTATGATATGGACGAGAAAAGTTTAGCCACACTTAAAGAAGACGGTCTAATTTTAAAGAATAAAGGTGATGTTCGTGGTGACTTTATTCATCTTAAAAGTAATGTTCGTAACGAAAATTCAGGACAGCTTAACAAAGCACCTGATCTTTTGGATGCACAGAAACGTCCAATGCTCGATACAGATGTTAGAGTTGGTCATGGATCTACTGTTAATGTTCGTTACAAGCCTTACACTTGGGACAACCAATTTGGTAAGGGACGTGGTGCAGAATTGAAAGCTACCCAAGTTGTTGAATTGATCCTATTTGAAAGGGATGATGATGACGAGGATTTTGAGGTAGTTGCCGATGGATACTCTGCCGATAATACTGATGAAGATATTTCCCTAGCATCTTAAAGAAAGGAGTGAGGGGAGAGGTTTTAGTGGTAGGCCTCTCCCCCTTTTCACTATGAAAACAATAGATACATTAGTACAAGATATCTACAATTTATTAGGGCCAGAAGGTAATGATCTGGATCAGGATAAGATTGACAGACAGGCTAGTATATTTGCACAGCATGTTGCTCGACATGTTAAAGATTTTCTACAGGAGAAGCCTGTGTACAGGAAGGGATTACGATTATCTGGTATAGGAAAGCCAGCCAGACAACTCTGGTATGATAGTCAACACAGTGATCAATCAATTCCTTTTGCACCAAGCACACGTATTAAATTTTTATACGGTCATATTCTTGAAGAACTTCTAATTCTTTTCTCTGTCCTGGCTGGACACGAAGTAACAGAAGCACAGAAAGAAGTTCATGTGGAGGGAATTAAGGGACACCAGGATTGTAAGATTGATGGGGTTCTAGTGGATTGCAAGAGTGCATCCCTTAGAGGATTCGATAAGTTCAGGGATCGTACTTTGGATAACGATGATCCTTTTGGATACATCCCTCAGATCTCTGCCTATGCAGAAGGAAACAATGTGGATGAAGCTGCTTTCCTGGTCATTAATAAAGTAACTGGGGAAATATGCCTCACTCCTGTCCATTCTATGGAGATGATTAATGCAGCAGATAAGATTAAACATCTTAAAAAGGTTATGGAGGAGGACACTCCACCCGACAGATGTTATGCTGATGTTCCTGATGGAAAGTCTGGAAACAGGAAGTTAGCTATAGGTTGTGTCTACTGTGATCATAAAAAGATTTGCTGGCAGGATACTAATCAAGGACAAGGATTACGTGTGTTCCAATATGCATACCCAGCCGGAAACAGGTATCTCACAAATGTTTCTAAAACTCCTGATGTTCCTGAAGTAATGATTTGGTAATGCATTGGAAGATAAGGGATAGACGTAAGAAATTTATCCCTAATTTAAATAAGTTTGGGTTTGTTTATATTATAACCAACAAGAAAACTGGTAAAGCATATGTAGGTTGTAAACAATACCTCCTTGGGAAAGGAAAGAAACAATCCCAATGGGAAATTTATATGGGTTCTTCCAAGGCTCTTCTGGATGATATTAAAAAATTAGGAAAGAGCAATTTTAAGTTTGAAGTTATAGCTGAATATAAAAATAAAAGGAGTTTAAGATATTATGAGTGTTATTATCAAATGAAGTACAATGTGTTAGTCACTGTGCTGGAAGGGACAGACGAACCTGCATTCTATAATTCATATGTAGGAGGCAAATGGTATCGTCCTGTTGAAAATTATGTAGATGAAAATCAAAGATCCAGATGATGTATTTGTAGATCCAATTATTCAGTATGATCAACAGTATCCTGAACGTAAATTATATTTGGCTGTTATTCTTCAGGCTTTACTGGATGCCACTGATCCAAAGAAAAGGGGATTGATAAATAATGATAAAGCTAAGTCTTGGTTCTTCTGTAGTGTTGGTGTAACATGTGACAATTTTGAATTTGTATGTGATCATGCTGGAGTTGAGCCAAGTTATGTAAGAAGTTTTGCCTTAGAAGTTATAAACTCCAAGAGACAAGGATCATTTAGATATCACA